ATCATAAAAGTAAAAAGAAACTAAAAAAGAAAAAAGCCCTCGAAAGGGCTTGATTGAATGGGGGGGGGGGGGATTTCTCCCCCCTTTGCTTACTTGCTAGCTAACATTGTTAGGTTGATGCCTAACTCAATTAGGGCTTCGCTGATTTTTTGCTGAGCCTTGATAATTTTTGGGTCGAGCCCTGTCTGTGATTTATTGAACTTATAGAGCTTGGTCAATTCCTCAATATTGCGGAGCATTGGACTGCGAGCATGACTAGCACCTGAACCCTCTGCCTCTGACTCAGCACCCTCTACCTCAACATCTGCCTCATACCCAAATAAACCCTGAGCCTTAGCATCAGCCAAACCCTCAGCACGAACCCGAGCCCAAATCGTTGAAGGGTTCGCATGACCTACTGCCTTCATTGGTTTATAGAATTCTGCCTTCTCTGCCTTGACTGCCTTACCATGCTCTGATTGGTCAGTAGCCTCAATCTCAAACCATGCGAATTCGAACGAACCATTCAAACCCTGAGCATAAGCCTTAACTGCACCATATCCACGCTTGGTAGCCTCTGCAACATTTTGACGCAACTCAACTAAGTTAATTGTATTCATGATGTAATGCCTTTCGTTTTATATAACATTGTTAGGTTTAACGGGATACCTAACTAATCCCTACTAATGTATTGCTTACTGCATGATTCAAATATATCAAAATGAAATACGAAATGCAAGATTCTAGGAAACTAAAAGTCATTTTTTAAAACCTAACATTGTTAGGGTGATTCAATGACCCCACCCCCAAAATCCTATCGAAGGAGTCCCAGTTCTCCAATTACTCTATAATCCGCGCAACCGATGCACGTACTTGAGAATACCCCCCTCCCCCTATTCATTTCGTAATACAACATACACATCGTGTGTATAAAAACACCCCCCTTACCTTTTTTGGGTCCCCTACAACCCCCATATATTTATAAAAATTTTTAGCAAATTTCGGACAGCACCTCCCAGAAAAAACGCTGTAACCCTATGATTACAAATAAGAAACCCGTGCAAACATGTGACATGAGGTGCATGAAACTTTAATAAAACAACACCTACGATGTAAATCAAAAATACAACACTTCTGCTGTAAGAAAAAGTTTCCCGAACGGGAAGAATTGATGAAAAAGTGTGCAAATGTAAGGAAATATTCCCGAACGGGAAAGTTTGTAAGGAAAAGTATTTGTCAACCAAAGTGCGGATAAAACGCATTACATGTACAAAATGTCAACGAAATAGTAAATAGCTACCCGATATGTCTACAAAACTGCAAATACTAGACACATCGCACTTTGTCTAGTAACAAAAATGACTCATTAATAAGGCTTTAACTGCTATACGGACTCATTTATAAGTAAAAAGGATAAACCTACATAACATCTCTATATATTGCAGCGCAGCAAATTGTGTAATATACTACACACAAATAAACCCCTTACAGGAGAACACCATGTTCGACACTAAAGACATTGAAAAGAAGTACCAAGACTTAGTTAAGCAAGTTCAGCAAATCAACGATTTCTGGATTAATGCAGTAATTAGTTCACTCAAGAACTTCCAGAAGTAATACAATAAGCAACAACACCCCCCCACGCCTCTCGTGAATACTCTATCTGACTTCGAGTGGTTGACTGAAGCGCACCCCGGGGGGTTTTTATTTGATACCTATAGGTATAAACCCTGCATCTAAATTGATACTTACGGGTATCAAAAACCCTGTTAAACTGAGCTCTAACCCACCCCTTGAACCGCTGGATGGAGCTTCATGAACACAATTCAAGTTGACTTAAGCAAGCTGCCACCTGACGTTCGGGAGTGGGTTAACTTCGAAATTGCGGTATCAAACGCATCAGACATCTCCGTGCAGTTACTCAATAAAACGCATGTGAAGATGGATGGCATCAGAGTCCATGGCTACTTTTGTAGCGAGGAAGAAACCCTAGTTGTATCTGGCAAAGCCCCAGACTGGGTGCAAATCATGGTTCACGAGTCTTGCCATAGAGACCAATATGTTGAAAAAGTTTCCCTGTGGAACAAGAAAGTGGAGATTAACGGGGAAAAACTAGACCCACTAAATGTATTTTGGGACTGGCTCAACGGCGCTCAAGAAGTAAAACCTCGTAAACTCCGAGAGGCAATGTTACATGCGATGCGTCTGGAGCTAGACTGCGAGATGCGAAGCGCAAAGAAGATTGATACGTTCTATCTGCCGATAAATACTAAAGAGTACATCCAGAAGGCCAATGCCTATGTGTACCTGTACCACGTCATACCCCATACTCGCAAGTGGTACCCTAAGGGTAAAGCCCCATTCACACTCCCCGAAGTCTGGACCAAAATGCCAACAGACTTTGACCGGGACTATGAGCACATCCCGACCAGATATAAAAACCTGATAATCGAGAACTGTTTCTCATAATATACAAAATGCCATATAAAGACCCTGAAAAGCAAAAAGCATATTACCGAGAACGTAGCCGTGCGTACTATGAAAGAAATACAGAAAAGGTACGGGCAGCAATAAAGAAAACAAACAAAGCAAATAAAGAAAAATGGCAAGAGTTTAAAGCCACTCTAAAGTGCGCGGTATGTGGGGAAAACCATCCAGCGGTCTTAGACTTTCACCATATAAACCCAGCAGATAAAGAGTATTCAGTAAGTAGATTAGTAAGTGATAGAAGCTACACTAAAGCGATGGAGGAAATACAAAAGTGTATTGTGCTATGTGCCAATCACCATAGGCTGCATCATTGGAATGAACTAAAAAACAAAAAAGACAAAAAATTGTAGTACACTAGCAACATCGCCCCTAGGGGTAGCAAAGAAACCTATGATTAACGTAGAGCCTACAAAGGACCACCCGGTCCCATACGATGCGACTGATGTCGAGACAAAGACATTCACAGACGAGTTAGCTGTGACTGCGAATACATTGAGCCTCCTAGAAGAGCTAGGTGGTGGACCAGACATTGACCCCGAGACTGCCCGTGCAGAAAAAAGCTTGGTGGAGAATGCGCTTAAGAAACAAAACAAAAAGGCCATGCAGAGTGTGAGCACCGCAGCTTACGCTGCTAGAGAGTTCATAACTCAATATGCCAACCAGGTAGCAGCAGACGTTAGTGAAGTACGCTCAGCCATAACTACTAAATTGTTAGCACTCGCTAACTGCGGCGACCCTAAGTTTGAGTTAAAGGCCATCGAGTTATTAGGTAAGCACTCAGATATTGCCCTATTTACAGAACGTTCCGAGATTACAATCAACCACAAGAGTTCAGCCGACCTAGAAGAAGCAATCAAAGAAAGAGTTAAACGGTTACTCAACGCTGATATTGTGGACGTGACCCCACTGATGGATGACTTAGATGCGGAGCTTGCCGCTACTGAGGAAGCGACATTTGAAGAAGCAGAGCACGCAGCCATGGCTGATGAAGATATTGATGGTGAAATGCACAAGACCGAGCAGCCAGAAGAATACGACTTCAGACAAAAGAACCGATGAAACCAGCGCAAGAGATTCTTAACAACATCTCACTCAAAGATATACCGAAAGTACTCGGACAGTTGACCGAGGCGGAGCAGCGCCAGTTGTTATTGGAGCTTGAGAAGCTTGGTGAGTTAAAGAATAAAGAATTAGCACAGGAGAAGTTCATTGCGTTCGTTAATAAAGTATGGCCGTCATTTATTGCTGGCCGCCATCACGCTAGGATGGCTCAAGCGTTCGAGGAAGTGGCTAACGGTACATGTAAAAGACTTATTATTAACATGCCTCCACGTCACACGAAGTCCGAGTTCGCCTCTTACCTACTCCCCGCTTGGTTCCTGGGTAAATTTCCGGGCAAAAAAGTTATTCAGACATCTCATACGGCAGAGTTGGCTGTTGGCTTCGGACGTAAAGTGCGAAATTTGGTTGACTCAGATGCGTATAAGTCGATATTTCCAGGTGTTGGGCTACAAGCGGACTCTAAAGCTGCTGGGCGGTGGGCCACTAACAGTGGTGGAGACTATTTTGCTATCGGTGTGGGAGGTGCTGTTACTGGTAAAGGCGCGGACTTGCTCATTATTGATGACCCGCACTCAGAACAAGAGGCAACGCTAGCCGAAACTAACTCGGACGTGTATGATAAGACGTATGAGTGGTACACATCAGGGCCTAGGCAGCGTCTACAGCCAGGGGGAGCTATTGTCATCGTTATGACGAGATGGTCCAAGAAGGACTTAACAGGTCAAGTACTCAAAGCAGATGCGGCTCGTAACGGTGAAGGGTGGAAAGTCATCGAATTTCCGGCAATTTTGCCCTCTGGTAACCCACTTTGGCCTGAATTTTGGCCAATTGAGCAGTTAGAAGCCTTAAGAGACGAACTTCCAGTATCAAAATGGCAAGCTCAGTACCAACAAGCACCTACTTCATCCGTTTCTGCGATTATTAAGCGTGAATGGTGGCAAGAATGGGAGAAAGAAGACGCTCCATACTGCGATTTCATCATCCAATCATGGGATACGGCGTTTTTAAAGACAGAACGTTCAGACTATTCTGCATGTACAACATGGGGTGTGTTCTATAGAGATGATGCTACAGGTAAGCCACAGGCAAATATTATCCTGTTAAATGCAATTAAAAAGCGTATGGAGTTCCCAGAACTTAAGCAAAGAGCATATGAAGAATGGCAAGAATGGCAACCAGATGCGCTCATTGTCGAGGCAAAAGCTTCGGGTTCACCACTTTTATTTGAATTAAGAGCCATGGGAATCCCCGTACAGGAATATACTCCTGGTAAAGGAAGTGATAAAATCGCGAGGTTAAATAGTGTTGCGGATATATTCGCGTCTGGACTAGTATGGGTACCGTGTACGAGATGGGCAGAAGAACTGGTAGAAGAAGTAGCTAGTTTCCCATCAGGCGAACACGATGACTTAGTCGACTCGATGACCCAAGCCATTATGCGATTTAGAAGAGGTGGATTTCTACGACTGGATACGGATGAGCCGGACCCAATCAGATATTTTAAATCCAAGAAAAATGCTGGATTTTACAGAGTTTAAATAGGAACTAATTATGGCGATGGATAAAGGTTTATATCAGGCACCCCAAGGGATTATGGCTACACAAGAGCCGCCTTTAGAGATTGAGATTGTTGACCCAGAGGCAGTAAATATTGGGATTGACGGAGAACCTATCCTAAGCATTGAAGCAGATAAAGAAGAAGACGATAAGTTTGATGAAAACTTAGCAGAGAATATTGATGAGGGTACTCTTCAAACTATTGCTAGTGATTTGATTGGATTAATTGATGCAGACGTTGCGGCACGTAAAGATTGGGCGGACACCTACGTTGAGGGCCTTAAACTTCTCGGCCTCAAATACGAGGAAACAACTGAACCTTGGGCGGGCGCATGTGGCGTTTATCATCCTATGCTTGCTGAGGCAGTTGTCAAGTTCCAATCAGAAGCGATTATGGAAACATTCCCAGCGATGGGACCCGTCAAAACTAAGATTATCGGTAAAGAAACTCAAAACAAAAAAGAAGCGTCGGTTCGTGTTCAAGAAGATATGAACTACAAACTTACTGAGCAGATGACTGAGTATCGTCCTGAACAGGAGAAGTTGTTGTGGAACTTACCATTAGCGGGTTCTGCATTTAAGAAAGTTTATTATGACCCAGCACTTGGCCGACAAGTTGCAATCTTTATTCCGGCTGAAGACCTTATTGTTCCTTATGGCGCTTCTAACTTAGAAAACGCTGAGCGCATCACACACCAGATGCGTAAGACTAAGAACGATGTTAAGAAACTCCAGGCAGCTGGATTCTGGCGTGATGTAGACTTGGGCGAACCAATGAACGTCATGGACGACATTGAAAAGCGCAAAGCAGAAGAGCAAGGTTTCTCCGCTACTACTGACAACCGCTTTAGAATTTTTGAAGTTTGTGTGGACTATGACTTGCCTGGGTACGAAGATGAGGCAGGAATTGCACTACCTTACATCATTACCATTGAAAAGAGCACCGCAAAGGTGCTAGCCATCCGTCGTAACTGGTACGAAGAAGATATTCTAAAACTTAAGAGAAACCACTTTGTACATTATCAATATGTACCTGGTTTTGGTTTCTATGGTTATGGATTGATTCACCTTATCGGAGGCTATGCCCGCAGTGCTACTACTATTGTTCGTCAACTCGTCGACGCTGGTACTTTATCTAACCTTCCCGGTGGGCTAAAAGCTCATGGTTTACGGGTTAAGGGAGATGACACTCCTATTAGCCCAGGAGAGTTTAGAGATGTTGATGTACCAAGCGGTACTATTAAAGACAACATTATGTTGTTGCCATACAAAGAGCCTAGCCAGACTCTTATGGCTCTGTTCAACCAAATCGTACAAGAAGGCCGTTCTTTCGTATCTGCTGGGGACCTCCAAGTGTCCGACATGGGTGGTAATGCGCCTGTTGGAACTACTCTGGCTATCCTTGAACGTACTCTTAAGGTAATGTCTGCAATTCAAGCTCGTCTGCACTATTCGATGAAGCAAGAATTTAAACTCCTTAAAGTAATTATTGCCGACTACACACCAGATGAGTATGACTATGAACCTGAAGAAGGCCCTGCAGCGGCTAAAAAATCGGATTACGATGATGTTGAGGTTTTACCGGTTAGCGACCCTAACGCGAGCACGATGGCGCAGAAAATCGTACAGTACCAAGCTGTGCTCCAGCTGGCTCAACAGGCACCACAACTCTACAATCTCCCGCTCCTTCATAGACAAATGATTGAAGTTCTTGGTATCAAGAATGCTAATAAACTTGTACCAATGACGGATGACCAAAAGCCACAAGACCCAGTCACAGAAAACCAAAATGTTCTGATGATGAAGCCAATCAAAGCTTTTGCGCTCCAAGACCATCAAGCACATATTGCAGTCCATATGGCTGCTATGCAAGACCCGCATATTAATAAGTTGCTTCAAGGTAATCCACAAGCTCAGCAAATTGCACAAGCAATGTATGCGCATATTAATGAACATATTGGCTATGAGTATCGGGTTCAAATCGGTCAACAAATGGGTATGCCAATGCCTCCACAACATATGAACGATATGGATGAGGAAGAAGATACAAATATGACTCCAGAGATGGAAGCTCAGTTGGCTCCAGTCATGGCTCAAGCAGCTCAGAAGTTGTTAGCTCAGAATCAAATGGAAGCTAAACAACAACAGGCTCAACAACAAGCACAAGACCCAATTATCCAGATGCAGATGCAAGAGTTGCAGCTCAAATCTCAAGAGCAACAACGTAAAGCCCAGAAAGACCAACAGGACTTTGCTATTAAGCAACAACAGTTGCAAATTGAGCAAGAGCGTATTCAAGCCCAACAGCAAACTGCAGCGGCCCAACTTAGCGCTAATACTGCATTAGGCCAGCAAAAGATTAAGACCCAGCGAATGATTAAAGCTGCGGACATTATGAATAATGCTGCCCATAAGGAACATGACACACAGCACCAGAAAGAAACTCAAGCTAGTAACCAGTTCCATTCAATCATGACTGCTGTGAAACCCAATAAAAAGGAAACTAAAGAGTGACCGAGTACGACTACCTAGTCAGTGAGCTGGAAAAGCTCATTGAATCTAGAGCACAATCCGTTGCCGCAGGCAACTGCCAGAGTTTAGAAGAGTATCGAAACACAACAGGGATTATCCGTGGTCTTGCCCTTGCTGTGGATTTAATCAAAGACCGCGTGCAAAAACTAGAGGAATCAGATGAGTGACATCATTATTAGCGACGCATTGGGAAACCTTTCGAAGCTACCTGAGAAGCAAGAAGAAAAGGCAACACAACTTCCAAAAGCAGCTGGCTACCATATTTTATGTATGGTTCCACAAGTTGAAGAAGAGTATGACAGCGGTTTGATTAAGTCCGCATTAACACAACAACACGAGGAAGTATTAACCCCTGTATTGTTTGTGATGGATATTGGTCCTGACGCTTATGTTGACAAAGAACGTTTCCCTAGTGGACCTCTTTGTAAAGTTGGCGACTTTGTATTGATTCGTCCTAGTTCTGGTTCACGTCTTAAGATTCATGGCCGTGAGTTCCGAATTATTAATGATGACTCAGTTGAAGCCGTTGTTTTAGACCCCCGCGGGATTACGCGTGCATAAGGAGATTTAAATGTCTGACGAATTTGGCACAGTAACTTTTGGTAAGGGTGGTAAAGTTATCCCTCTAGGTGGGGAAAGCGATACCTTTGAGTTCCCTGACGAAGTTGCAGCAAGAGAAGAAGTAAAAGTAAAAGCGGCACCAGAAGCTGAAGTGGATATTGAGATTGTTGACGATACCCCTGAAGAAGACCGCAACAAGAAGCCTATGGATGCTTCCAAGGTTTTGGAAGACGAGGAAGGCGATGATGAACTACAGTCTTACGACAATAAAGTTCAAAAGCGCATCAAAAAGCTAACTAAAGGCTACCATGATATTCGCCGTGAGAAGGAAGAAGCGGACAGAATGCGTGAGGAAGCCCTACGTGCAGCTCAGTTTATGGCAGATGAAAACCGTAAATTACAAGCTCAATTGCACGAAGGTAGCAAAGTTCTCATCCAACAGGGTCAAAGTTCAGCTGAACTAGAACTAGCTTCCGCTAAAAAAGCCTACAGAGATGCATATGATGCAGGTGATAGCGAAGCTTTGGTAGAAGCACAGCAAAAAATGGCTGAGGCTACTTTGCGTTTAGACAGGGTTAGACACATGCAACCTGTTGAAATTCGTGAAGACCAGTATCAGGTACCTAAAGTACAGCCAGCTGCTCCTGCTCAAGACCCAAAACTTACTAATTGGTTAGATGATAACCCTTGGTATGGTGGTGAAACACCTGAAGAAGATGAGATGACTGGACTCGCAATTACTGTACATAATCGCCTCGCAAGAGAATTCGGTGAAAAATATGTAGGAACCGATGACTATTACGAAAAAATTAATGCTACAATGCGGAAAAGGTTCCCTGACCATTTTCAGGAGCAAACAGACGCACAAGATTCAGAAGCACAAGAAGTAGAAACAAAACCGGTTAAAACCCGTGCCAAGCCCGCTGCAAGTGTTGTAGCCCCCGCTACTCGCTCAGTTGCCCCTAAGAAAGTACAACTTACGCCTACCCAGGTACAAATAGCGAAACGTTTAGGCGTTCCACTAGAACTGTACGCTAAGAAGGTTGCCGAACAAATGAATGGAGATAGAACATGACCAAACTTACACGTGAATTAGATTCCCGGGATTCCGAGAAACGAACAATTACTGAATGGGCTCCCCCACAGTTATTGCCAACACCTGATAAACGAGAAGGCTGGGCACATCGTTGGGTACGTACCTCTACTTTAGGTACATCAGACCCGATGAATATCTCTGCTAAGCGTAGGGAAGGTTTTGAGCCTGTTAAGGCTGAGGATTATCCTGAACTTATGAGCCACGCGTCCGTTGACGGACAGTTTAAAGGTTCAATAGAAATTGGTGGTTTAGTTTTATGTCGTGCTCCGCAAGAGTTTATGGACCAACGTGCTGCTCACTATGGCAAGTTGAACAATTCTCAAATGGAGTCAGTAGACAATAACTTCATGGCCCAGAATGACCCACGTATGCCGATGTTTAAAGAGCGGTCTACTAAAGTTACTTTCGGCAAGGGAAGTTAATTTTAATTTTAATTTAAGGAGCTTTTTATGAGCACAGTATCGGCCCCGTACGGGCTTAAACCAATCAGTTTGATTGGCGGTCAATCCTTTACTGGCGGAACAATCCGTGAGTATTTGATGACCACAAACAACACTGCAGCCATTTATAATGGTGATTTAGTGCAGTTAGGCGCAGCAGTAGCAGGTCAACCAACCGTCGTTGCAGCAACTCCAACTACTAGCACTGCTGGTATCGCTGGTGTTTGCGTAGGCGTACGTTATCAATTGGCAGGTCAGCAATTGGGTTACCCACTCTATGCACAGTATTTACCAGCTAACGCTGTAACTGCTGGCTACACCAACATTTTCATCCGTGTTGTTGAAGACCCAGACCAGTTATATCAAGTTCAGTCTTTAGGTTCCGTAGGTTACGGTTCTATTGGCAAAACTGTTGCATTGGCTAACTTTGGTGGCAGCACAACTACAGGTAACTCTACTGTTGCTTTGTCAGCTACTATTGCTAACACATCCGCACTTGCTTGCAAAATTGTTGACTTGGTTAACTCCAGCTCTACATTTGGCGGCAATTTCCCTTCTAACCCAGGTGATGCTTATACCGACTGTATCGTTAAATTAAACTTTGGCGTACATCAGTATTATCAATCCGCTGGTACAGCTAACTAATAAAGGAGCTATAACATGGCTATTTCACGTTCACAACTCCTAAAAGAGTTACTCCCGGGGCTAAACGCATTGTTTGGTTTGGAATACGCACGCTACGGCGAAGAGCACAAAGAGATTTACGAAACTGAATCTTCTGAGCGTTCATTCGAAGAAGAAACCAAGTTATCCGGTTTCAGCGCTGCTCCAGTTAAAAACGAAGGCGGAGCAATCTCGTATGACAATGCACAAGAAGCATGGTCTACACGCTACTCACACGAAACTATTGCTTTGGGTTTCTCAATCACTGAAGAAGCGATTGAAGATAACTTGTACGACAGCTTGTCTGCTCGTTACACTAAAGCATTGGCTCGTGCTATGGCTTACACCAAGCAAGTTAAAGCAGCTTCTGTATTGAACAACGGTTTCAACACTGGTGGTTCATACAACGGCGGCGACGGCGTATCTTTGTTCAACACTGCTCACCCATTGGTTTCTGGCGGCACAAACAGCAACACTGCTGCTGTACCTGTCGACTTGAATGAAACTTCTTTGGAAGCTGCTGTTATTCAAATCGCTGCTTGGACAGACGAACGCGGTCTCTTGATTGCTGCTAAACCTAAGAAATTGGTAGTTCCACCATCATTGATGTTCGTTGCAACTCGTTTGCTCGAAACTAAATTGCGTGTTGGTACTTCTGATAACGACATTAGCGCTATCAACAACAACGGCACAATCCCTGAAGGTTACACAGTTAACCACTTCTTGACCGACACAAACGCATGGTTCTTGACCACTGACGTTCCAAACGGTTTGAAGCACTTCGAACGTACTCCGCTCCAGAATTCTATGGACGGTGACTTCGATACAGGTAACGTACGTTACAAATCTCGTGAGCGTTACAGCTTCGGCTGGTCTGACCCTCTCGGAATGTGGGGCTCTTCAGGTTCTTAATCAGAACTTGAGTCCTAAGGAAACCCCGCTCAAAAGGCGGGGTTTTTCTTTTATAAATACTTGCACATAACTAAAAAAGGTGTAAACTACAGGAAACCGGGAAAACCGGCTTATTAGACTGCCCCGGCAGATTTCCATGCAAACTAGTAAGCCTTATCGTATGGAGATTTATCATGGGATTCGCTACTCATTTAGGCCCTTGGCTATTAGGCACTGTTAAAAACACTACTGGTACTACTGCTGGTTTAGTTCGTAACACAGGCGCAACAGTTGTTGCACAAACTATTCCTTTCACATATACAGGCATTAATGCTGCATTGACTGGCACTATTGGTGCTATCCCTGCTGGTGCCTGCGTTACTGGTGTTCAAATCATCACTTCAACTGTATTTAGCGCTGCTACTACTTTGAAAGTTACCATTGGTGGCGTTGATTTTGCTGCTGCATCTACTATTACTTCTGTTGGCTCTATTACTCAGGCTTTGTCAGCTGGTTTTGCTCCTACAGCTGTAAACGTTGGTACAACTGATGCGTTGATTACTTACACAGCTACTGAAGGTGCTGTTTTGACAACTGGCGCGGCAACTGTTGTTATCACTTACGTAGTTCGTGATTCAAACGGTAATTCAAACCCAACAGCTAGCCAACAGTAATTAATCCCGGGGGGCTTTGGCCCCCTATTTGAAAATTTAGGAGATTAATTATGACAATGCAATATGACGTAAAATCCGCTTATGCGGGTACGTTTCCCGCACAGCTAGTTACAGGTAGAATTCGTTTGAAGCAAATGGTACTTGTAGGTACTGGTACCGCTGGAACTATTACTATTTATGATGGCACTGATAATACAGGCCCTGTAGTTTGGCAACAAAAGACCTCTAGTGGTGTTCAACCATTTCAAGTCCTTATACCAGGCGAGGGTATTCTTTGCCAAACAGGTATTTATGTTGCGGTTACAAATATTACTTCAGTAACCGTTTGCTATGGCTAAGAAAACCCCATCTCTCGCATTGGGTCGTGGTGAGAAACTACCAGTCTCGAAAGGGGCTGGTCTCACTGCTAAAGGCCGTGCTAAGTATAATGCTGCTACGGGTTCTAATTTAAAGGCTCCGCAGCCTGAAGGCGGCCCTCGTAAAAAATCTTTCTGTGCTCGTATGTCTGGCATGCCCGGGCCGATGAAAGATGAAAATGGTAAACCTACTCGCAAAGCAGCTTCTTTGAAGCGCTGGAAATGTGGTTCAAAATGATTGAAATAGACCCAATTACTACAGCCCGTGAACTTGCAACGCATGCTAACGATATCCAACATTTACAGGCAGATATGGATAAAATGGTAGATGAAATGAAAGAAATTAAAGAGGCTATTCTTGCTATACGTAAGACTCTTGATGAAGCTCATGGTGGTTGGAAAGTGTTTATTATGATTGGTGGCGCTTTTGCAGTTATTGGTGGCGCTTTGGGTTGGTTTTTTGAAAAGATTGTTAAGTAATGCCAAGTACATCTAAAAAACAACACAACTTTATGGAAATGATTGCCCATGACCCTAAGAAGGCTAAGCAATTAGGTATCAAACAATCTGTGGGTAAAGATTTTGTAGCTGCGGATAAAGGCAAGAAGTTTGGTACTGGCGGCGATGTAAACTACTCTTATGGTGGTAAAGGTCAAGCCAATAAACAAAGAACTCGTTTTGGTAGTAGCTTTGGGTATAAACTAAATGCTCCCGATACCAATAATGATAAGTATATGGGTTTAAAAGCAGGGGGTAGTGTACGTACAGACCTGCAAAAAGTAAACGAAAAGAAAACCAATCACGGTCAAACAACTTTATTTAAAGAAGGCGGTAAAGCTATGAAACATGATGACGAAGCACAAGACAAAGTACTAATCAAAAAAATGATTAAACAAGCCGAAAAGAAAGAACCAAAAGAAATGTGTGGCGGCGGTAAAGCTATGAAAAAAATGGCAACTGGTGGCTCTGTAAAAGCTTCTAAAATGGGTTCAGTTAAATCTAGCCCTAAGCGTGATGGCATTGCTGTTAAAGGCAAAACTAAAGGCCGAGTCTGCTAATGAAATCGTCTCGTGGAATGGGTGCTGTAATGCCCAGTAAACTTCCTAAGACTTCTAAGTCTGCTGTCCTCGCTAAAGGTGGTTGGATTAAAGATGCTATTAAAAAACCTGGTGCTTTGAAAAAAGAACTTGGTATAAAAGCTGATAAAAAGATTCCGTCAAGCAAACTAGCTGCAGCTGCAAAGAAACCCGGCAAGATGGGTAAGCGAGCTAGGCTTGCGGAAACCCTAAAAGGATTTAACAAATAATGACTACATCTGGCGCATCGTCGTTTAACCTAGACCTATCCGAGATAGTTGAAGAAGCTTTTGAGCGCTGCGGCGCTGAGCTTCGTTCTGGTTATGACTTGCGTACAGCACGTCGTTCTTTGAACTTATTAACGATTGAGTGGGCAAACCGTGGTATCAACATGTGGACTATTGAAGAGGGGCAGATTCCTCTTATTCAAGGTGTTAACACATATGACTTGCCAATTGATACTATTGACCTATTAGAACACCAGATTCGTACTAATAATGGTCAGCAAAGTAACCAGACTGATATTACGATTAGCCGTATTAGTGTTTCTACCTACGCAACAATACCAAACAAGTTATCCCAAAGCCGTCCTATCCAAGTATGGATTCAGCGTATGAGTGGTGCTAAGTATCCGCCACCAGGCCCTAATGGTACAGACCCAATTACAGGTATTGATGCCCCCAAGATTACAGTTTGGCCTACCCCAGACCAAGGTACTGTTCAAGTCCCATACTACCAGTTTGTTTACTGGCGCTTACGCCGTATCCAAGATGCAGGTAATGGCGTGAATACCCAAGATATCCCTTTCCGCTTTATTAACTGCTTAGTGGCGGGCTTGGCGTGGTATTTGGCAGCTAAGATACCTACGGTTACTATGGAGCGTGCTATGGCCCTAAAAGCCGATTATGAACAGCAATTCCAGTTGGCAGCAGATGAGGATAGAGAAAAGGCTCCGATTAGGTTTATTCCTCGTCAGACTTATTTAGGTAACGGCTAATGACAACGATGTTCGCCTCTGGGCGTTTTGCAATTGCTGAATGCGATAGATGTGGCTTTAGATTTAAGCTTAAGCAGTTGAAAAAGCTTACAATTAAGACCAAGAATGTAAGCATTAAAGTATGTTCTGAGTGTTGGGAAATGGACCAGCCTCAGTTACAATTAGGTATGTATCCGGTTAATGACCCACAGGCTGTACGGGAACCAAGACGGGATAACAGTTATTACCAGTCTGGTAATACTGGCTTAGATATAGATATTAATGGTGGTATAGGAATTTTGGCTAACGGTACACCCAGTGGTGGTAGTAGGGTAATACAGTGGGGTTGGAGTCCTGTGGGGCAAAAATATGATTTTGGTGAAACACCAAATAATTTAGTAGTAGCAACTGCGGTAGGGCAGGTAACAATTAATTAGGAGTAGGACATGGCAAGAGGCGACGGTATTGCAAAAAAGGGACACACTGTAGGTAAAAACTTAGGTGAGGATGGCCCTAGCGCAAAAATTATGAAAGCAAATAAAAAGCTTGGCGTATCTAATGAAGAACGCAAAGCTGACGGTATGAACCGTGCTAAATTGGTAAATCAATTTGGTTCTACTGGCTTAAAAGGCAAAGGATTCTAATCATGGTTGCTCAAGTAAAACCCACAAAAAAGAACAGCCCTGCTGTTAAAGTAGGTAGAAACCCTGATAATTTACCAGCAGAATCTTATGCTAAGCCACATACAATGAGTGGTAAACCTGTAAGCAATAAATTACCTGCAATGTCTACAGAGACTGGCGGTAAATATATTAATGAGATGGACATTTCTGTTGGTAATGTAAGCAAGGGTAATTACCCAGCCGAAAAAACTACAGGTGTTGAAACTCGTGGTAATGGCGCTGCAACTAAAGGTCGCAAGGCATACGGCCCTTTAGCTTAATAGGGAAAACCCTTAGATGAAATATACTGAACTGTACCAAGCAATTATTGACTACAGTGAAAACAGCGAACCGCTGTTTATAAACAACATCCCACGCTTTGTAAGAGAGGCTGAAGATAGAATTTATAATAATGTTCAAATACCTTCGTTGCGTAAAAACGTAACAGGTACACTTACGGCTGGAAATCAGTATTTATCAGCCCCAGACGATTATTTAGCGACTTATTCATTAGCTATTATTGATTCAAGTAATAACTATAACTTCCTGTTAAATAAAGATGTTAACTTTCTACGTGAAGCCTACCCTAGCGTAGTTTATACAAGCCCAGCGTATCAAGGCACCCCACAGGGCGTTCCTAAGTACTATGCCCTTTTTGGTTCCCAATATAGCAACTCTAATGAGTTATCTTTTATGATGGCCCCTACACCATCAGATAGTTTTAACGTTGAGTTGCACTATTTTTATTACCCAGTTTCTATTGTTCAAGGTGCTTTATCTGGTACAGGAACCTTTACTGGCGGTACTTTATATACCAACGGTTCTTATGCCAACGTACCTCTTACTTATGTATCTGGTGTTACAGGTAACGGTGCTGGTGCTACTGCTAACGTAGTTGTTACTGGTGGTCAGGTTACTTCAGTAACCATTCAAAATGGCGGCAACTTCTATATTGTTGGTAACCAGTTAACAGTTAATTCTAGCTATATTGGCGGTACAGGCTCTGGCTTTGTATATACAGTAGGTGCTATTGATAACCCTTCTGGTACAAGTTGGCTTGGTGATAATTATGACCCAGTGCTATTTTATGGCGCTATGCGTGAAGCCGTTCTGTTTATGAAAGGCGAGCAAGATATGGTTAATTACTACGAAAAAATGTACGCAGAAGGTATTGCTCAGCTTAAACGCCTTGGTGACGGTCTTGAACGTAATGATGCATACAGAAGGGGGCAGACAGCTCTGCCTTATAATCAGCTATGATTTCTCAAGGTCAATGCAATATCTTTAAGCAAAATTGCCTAAGTGGGCTGGAAAACTTTGCTGTTGGTACTACCTACACCTACAAAATTGCTCTTTATACAAGTTTGGCAAATCTAACCCCCGATACCCTTGCATATACAACAACAGGCGAAATTACGGGTACAGGTTATACGGCTGGAGGTAAAACTTTAACAGTTAGCCAAGTACCTACTTATGATGCTTCTAATGACACAGCATATGTGTCTTTTGCAAATGTAACTTGGAACCCAGCTTCCTTTACTGCTAGGTGCGCTTTGATATACAATAGCACTACTAATGCAGCAGTGGCGGTACTAGATTTTGGGTCGGATAAAACAAATACACAGGCGGGNACGTTCACGGTTACGTTCCCTACACCAACATCAACAACCGCTATATTAAGACTTAACTAGGAGCAATTATGAGTGACGAAATTTTAGGCATGGGCGATAAG